CGCGGCCGATGGACACAGACCCAAATGGCACGTTTTATCAAATCCTTTATTAATGAAAGTAACTATTAACGGCACCGTAAAGGCGGTGCAAGAGCCCAAGACCTTCGCCTCTGGATTCACAGTATGCGACGTCCTCATCGAGGCAGGCAGTAATATCTACCCCGTCACCTTCAAGAAGGACGACGTGGATGAAGCCCTCGCACTGGTGGCAGAGCACCCGATCACGCTCGAGTGCTGGCTGAATAGCCGGGAGTGGAATGGCCGCTACTTTGTCGAGCTGAAGTACGCAGGCAAGCCCGAGGAGGCACCTGCTCCAGCACCAGCCAAGAAGCCGCTCGCAGGACGCACCACTAACCGCATGGCACCACCGTCAACCCCGACGCCCAATGACCTGCCCTTCTGACGAAAACTACATGATAGTGACCAGCATGGAAGCGTTCCTGAATAAGCACTACGGAAGCCTGACCATGGCGGCTGGCAACCTCAAGGTCAGCCCGCAGACCATAAAGAACTGGCTAAAGCGCAACCCGCGCGGGCTTCTCAAGTACATGCCGACCATGGTGCAACAGTGCAACGTCACCGAGACACAAATCATGGGCGAGGTGCTGTACCACGAGGAGTACCTGCAGAGCATCGGACCACGGTAAGCCATGGAACACGCCAACGGCATTTGGATACCAGCTGAAGTGTGGCAGCTTGACCTGCCGCCCCTTCACAGGGTATTCCTTGCGCGTCTGATGGCGTTGAGTAAGCAGGACGGTGCGAGCTGGGCCGGGGACGAGTTCCTCGCCCACTCGCTCCGCTGCACCCCACAGCACGTACGCAAGATGCGGCAGCAGCTGGAGGCCAGCGGGCACATTGTGACCGACGGCTACGGCTACAAAAGACGGCTCCATGTCGAAGTTGCGCCTGTAGTTGCAAGCAACCAGAGAAGCAAGCAACCAGAGGCGCAAGAGTTGCAACCAGAGGCGCAAGAGTTGCAACCACAGTTGCGCCAAGAAGCAACCACAGTTGCGCATAGTATAGAAGAGAATAGATATAGTAAAGAAGTAGTAAAGACCACCGCGCGTGCGCGCGAGGTTATTTGGCCATTCAATTCTGACCAGTTCATGAACGCTTGGAAGGAGTGGGAGGCCGATCGCCGCGAGCGACGCATCAAGCCTTACACCACCCGCGGCCTCCAGACCGCACTTCACCGACTGCAACAAATCAGCCAAGACAATGAGCACACAGCGGCACAAATTATCGCCCAGTCCATCGCCAACGGATGGCAGGGGCTCTTTCCTCTTGACAACAAGCGGGGAAATCATCAGCATGACCGACCACGAGGTAAGGACATCACTGCGGACGACCTTGCGCGCCTTGTGGCAAAGCGATACGGGCCTCGCTTTCCCCAAAACCACCAGTGAGGACATGACCATTCGCAAAGCCCTCGAGCTGGGACCGGAGGACACCAACGCCGCCATCCTGTACACCCTAAAGGAGCTGGTCAACGCTCTCGAGTGCAAGGTGACCATGCGCACCGCCGCCGACTTCGACGACGCCATGACCGTCATCACCGAGAACTACGGCTGGACACTCGACGAGCTGCGCCACTGCTTTGCCATGATCCGGACCGGACGCCTGGGGCCGGAGAACCTGTACGAGCGATTCAAAGCCCGTGAGCTGTACGCCTGCATGCGCCAGTATGCCGACGAGCGAGCACGCCACCGCATGCGCCACGCAGCCAAGTATGACCCCGACGTGCAGGACATCAAGCCCGCCACCGAGCGCACCGCACAATCCCTCACCGCCATAGCCGACGTCCTCGACCTGCCCGCCTACAAGCCCAAAGCCGGTATCTTGGCTACCGATGGCGAAAGACAGCAAGGCGTGCCGACAGCTGCACACCAAACCCAAAGCGAAGCCCAAAGGCAGGAAGCTCACCCACGCGCAGGCAGTCAAGAAGGTAGACCTGTGGTTCAGCAAGCTGGTGCGCTATGAAGCAGCAGACAGATACGGCAACGCCAGGTGTTTCACCTGCGGCAAAGAGGACCACGTCAGCAACCTGCAGGCCGGACATTTCGCCTCTCGCCGCTTTTGGGCTACACGATGGAATCAGGACAACGTCCGAGTACAGTGCGTTTCCTGCAACATTTACCGAGCAGGAGAACAGTGGCTATTTGGATGCAATCTCGAACGTGAGCAGCCGGGAAGAGCTCATCAGGTTATGCAACGAGCGCAGCAGCACCGAGCGTACAAGGTGGAGGAGCTGGTGGAGCTTGCATCCCGATACAAAGCGGCTGCTCTACTTCACGCCAGTATCAAGCGAGTGGTACATCAGGCCGGAGGACGAGATAGAGGTCCAGGAGTTGAGGAGTGAACGCCTGCGCATCCTGCACTGGTTGGCAGACAACAGGGGCATGACCAAAAATTTTACCCAGTGGCAGAACCACTGCAACCGCCTTGAGCGCATAAAGGCCAAGCTCGTTGAGCTGACCGGCCATCAACCATTCAGCATATAACCATGCTTGACATCAACAAGAACTACAAGAGCAGAGGCCACGTCTACAAAGACATCGTGCCAGGGCGCGTCGTCGTAGAGGTCGGCGTCTTCATGGGAGACAACGCCAAGGCCATCCTGCGCAGCAAACCCACCTACCTCTATCTCATGGACACGTGGACAGGAACGGCAGCCAGCGGGCTCGGCAACAAGCGGCAAGTGGCCAACCTTCACCACATGCGCAAGAGCCTCGAGCGCGAGCTGTACGGAGAGCCTGTCTCCTTCCTCGGACCATCGCCCGACGGATTTAAGGACATAGACATTCAGCCCGACTTTATCTACATCGACGCAGACCACACCTACCCAGCCGTCATGCGCGACCTCACCCACGCCTACCAGCTGCTCAAGGGCAGGCGGACCATCCTTGGAGGTCACGACTACCACAAGAACACGCCAGGCGTCCGCGACGCCGTGAACGACTTCATCAAAGCCTACGACCTGCGCCAGCCTATCCTTACCACCGACTATATCCCCTCCTACTTCATCCAGCTATGAACCACAACGGCCACCACTTCGAGCACCCCAAAGACAGAGACAGGCCGCAAGCGCGCACCACCGTCATTTACACCAACTGGAGGCGGTCGTCGCAGCTGCAGAAGATTACCGAGGACTGCTCACGACAAAGCGCCAACCCCGAGATACTGGTGGTCGATAACGCCTCGGACAGCCGACATCGCTACGAAGGCATAGCACACCGCATCGTGCGCTATACCAACGAGCGCAAGTGCTGGCAGCGGTGGATGGAGATTTGCTACACAAACACACAGTACATCCTCATCATGGACGACGACCTGACGTTCGTAGATGAGGACGTCATCTCCGACTGCGAGCAGTACATGGACGAGAACCCAGCCGTGCAGGCCCTCGGCATCAACGGCGTCTGCCTGCTGCCCGGCCGATCGTACTGGCGCAGCATGCACCACCCAGCCAGCCACACAGACGCCAAGACGGACATCGTCAAGGGCCGCTTCTTCTTCCTGCGACCGGAGCACATCAGCCTCATGCCACGTGCCCTCGATGACTACAACGACACATGCGACGACATATGCGTCAGCGCCATGCTCGAGAACAAGGTGATACCTGCCATGCTCATGAGTCGCATCACCAACCTCAAGGAAGGACTCGAAGCTCTACACGCCTCGCAAGACCAACGGCGCAAGCGCGACGCAGCAGCCGCCCACTACTTCTCCCATGCCTAACGTCCCCGACGGCAAGCCACCCAAGTGGCACGCAAAGATACCCGGCGCCGAGCACGTCGAGTGGCAGTACAAGACCTGGAAGTGGGTGAAGTACCGCATTTGGTTCCTGAAGATGAACCCGCTGTGCGCCGTGTGCGAGCGGCCCGCCACAGTCGTCGACCACATCATCCCGGCCAAGTCCAAACCCCAGTGGTTCTGGCGTGTGGCCAACCACCAGCCGCTGTGCGAGGTGTGCCACAACAAGAAGCGGGCGACAAGCGACAAGGAATAATACTATTGAACACTGCTAATTAAATGCAAGTACAAAAGGCCTTTCAATATAGATATTTTCAGGGGGGTAGGGGGGTCCCTCAGTGTTTGCGCGGTTTTACTTTGAGCGCGCAGTTGACTGTACGTCAATGAGATTAAAAACCTTTTGGGATAAATACAAAACATCAACAGAAAAACCATGGAAATGCACCCCGACATCCGCGAGCGATACGACCGTTTATGCGCTGACTACCATCGGCGCGGGATTATCACGCCTGGCATCCGCTCGCTCATCTACACGCTCGCCTGCGTGGAGGTGGAGGAGGAGATGCTGCAGTCGTTCATCAGCAAGTACGGCACCACCTACACGGTGACCGGCAAGAGCGGCGACCAGTACATGAGGAGCAGGCCGGAGTGGCAGCAGCTGCGCGACAACCGCCAGCGGAAGACCTCCATCGTGCGGTCCTTAGAAGGCAGCATGAACCAGGAGATGGAAGAGGATGAGCTCGACAAGTTCCTCGGCTGACCCCGGCTACTGGTACGACGCGGAGGCGGCCGACCGAGTGGTGAACTTTATCGAGCAGTTCTGCTCGCACGTGAAGGGCCACCAGGGGCCGTTCCTGCTCGAGGACTGGCAGAAGGACGACATCATCCGGCCGCTGTTCGGATGGAAGCGTGCCGACGGCATGCGCAAGTACCGCACATGCTACATCGAGATCCCGCGAAAGAACGGCAAGTCCAACCTCACCGCGGCCATCGCCCTCTACCTGCTCGTGGCGGAGCAGGAGGCCGGGGCCGAAATCATTAGCGCGGCCGGCGACCGCAACCAGGCGCGCATCGTGTACGACATCGCCGCCGCGATGGTCGGGCAAAACAAGAGCCTGGCTTCCCGCTGCAAGACGCTCCAGCACGCCATCTACTACAAGAACTCGTTCTACAAATCCATCAGCGCGGAGGCTCGGACAAAGCACGGCTTCAACTGCTCGGCCGTCCTCTTCGACGAGCTGCACACGCAGAAGGACCGCGAGCTGTACGACGTCCTCACTACGTCGGTAGCAGCACGCCAGCAACCGCTTATCCTCATGCTCACGACGGCGGGCTACGACACCAACTCCATCTGCTACGAGGTGCACGACTACGCCGAGCGCGTCCTCAACGGCGAGGTGGACGACCCGACGTTCCTGCCGGTGCTGTACCGCGCGGCCAAGGAGGACGACTGGACGCAGGAGGCGACGTGGAAGAAGGCGAACCCCGGCTATGGCTCCATCTGCCGCAAGGAATATTTCGAGCAGGAGGTAGCCAAGTGCAAGTCAAATCCGGCGGTGCTCAACACGTTCCTGCGCCTGCACCTCAACATCTGGACCGGCAGCGACGTCGCGTGGATCACAGACCACGAGTTCATGCGAGGAGCGCAAGCCCTGCCGGACGACAACTACCTCAAGAAGCTGCCCTGCTGGGGAGGCCTCGACCTTGCCTCCACCCGCGACCTCACCGCGTTTGCCCTGCTCTTTTGGGACGAGGTGGTGCAGGTGCACTACCTCAAAGTGCACCAGTTCGTCAACGAGGAGCGGACGAAGATGCGCAAGAGTGAAGGCGTGGACTACCTGCGCTTCCAGCGCGACGGCGACCTGTCCATCACGCCAGGCAACGTCACCGACTTCCGCACCGTCCGCGACCACATCATCCGCGCCGCAGAGACCTACAACATCACAGCCGTGGCATACGACCGACGCTTCTCCACGTACATCGTGCCGGAGCTAATCGACGCGGGCATCGACATGCAGCCGATGGGGCAGGGCTTCCTTGACATCAGCATGCCCACGAAGATGTTTGAGATGGAGGTGGTGAAGGGCACCGTCATCCACGGCGGCAACGCCTGTCTGCGCTGGCAGATGGGCTGCGTGAAGCTGGACCGCGACGCTGCCGACAACATCAAGGTGACCAAAGGGCGCACGAAATACGGGCAGATGGTCGACGGGGTGGTGGCTTCCATCATGGCCTTTGGCTGCAAGCTGAACAGCGACGACGACGACGTCATCTACGAGGTGGTCACGCTGTAGGGAATTTTTCCTATAGCGTACCTTCGGCGCAATGTTCGAGAGAATCCTATCCCTCTTCCAGCGGCGTGCTCGCGTTGGCTATACCGGCAATAACGAGTTCTGGAACTCTACGGCCTACACCATGCGCACCCGCTCTGGCGCTATGGTAGGGAAAGAGAACGCCATGACGGTGGCCACCGTGTACGCCTGCGTCCGTGCTATCTCGCAGACGCTGGGCTACATGAATCTCAACGTGCTCGAGCGTATCGACACCGGCCGCCGGTTGGCGTACAATCACCCGGCCCACCAGCTGTGCGCGGTACGGCCGAACGACTACCAGACGCCCTACGAGTTCTGGGAGAGCATCACCGCGATGGCCATGGTGTACGGCCGAGCCTTCGCGCACATCAAGCGCAACACCTTCGACGGACGGCCGACCGACCTTCACATCCTGCACACGAACGACTGCACGCTGATGAACATGAACGGCATGCTGTTCGTGCGTCACGCGGAGCTGGGCGACCTGCGCTACGAGGACGTGCTGGCCGTCAGCTGCCTCAACGGAAAGTCACCCATCGAGCTGCACCAGGAGAACATCGGCATCGCCAAGGCGGCCGAGAACTACGGCGCCGATTTCTTCGGCTCGGACGGTTCGATGCTCGGCATCCTGTCTACCGACAACCCCATCAAGAACGAGCAGATGGACGCGGTGCGGCGGTCGTGGCAGACCGGCGGCATCGGCGTCAAGGTGCTGCCGTTTGGATTCAAGTACCAGCAAATCTCACTGCCTCCCGAGCAGGCGCAGTTCCTACAGACCCGGCGCTACAGCGACGAGACCATCTGCACGATCATGGGCGTCCCGCCGTATATCGTAGGAGTTGCCACGCAGACGACCTTCAGCAATACCGAAGAGCAGGGCCGCAACTTCGCACGGCACACCGTTGTGCCATGGGCCACGCGCATCGAGCAGGAGGTCAACCTCAAGCTCATCCCCGAGTTTGAGCGGGAGGACTACTTTGCCAAGTTCAACATGCAGGACCTGCTGCGCGGCGACACGAAAGCGCGCAGCGACTACTACCACCAAATGCTGACCGACGGCGTCTTTACCATCAACGAGGTGCGCACGATGGAGGACTACAACACCATCGGCGCCAAGGGCGACATCCACCTGGTGCAGGTGAACCAGCTCGACTTGAGCAGCATGTCGGACTACAGCACGAAAATCAGCAGCGATGCCGTATAACGACTACCCACAGGCAGTGACGGACAACGCACGGCGCGGCATCGAACTCAACGACGCCGTGAACGGACGCTGCGCCACGCCGGTGGGGAAAGAGACGGCCCGCATACTTTCCAACCGCGAGACCATCAGCCACGAGCGGACGGTCCGCATGTACAGCTTCCTGTCCCGCGCCAGGACATACTACAATCCGGACGACACGGAGGCCTGCGGCACCATCAGCTACCTGCTGTGGGGTGGCGACGCGGGCCTCACGTGGGCGACCAAAAAAGTCGAAGAGATGCAAGAGAACAACAACGACCGCGAGCAAGAGCTGCGGAACATCTACGGCCCGAACGTCGAGGTGCGTACCATGGAGGTGCGGGCTTCAGAGGATATGATCATCAGCGGCTACGCCTCCGTCTTCGGGGACAGCTACGACCTGGGCTACTTCCAGGAGCGTGTAGCTCCCGGCGCCTTCGACGGGCGCACCGAGGACGACGTCCGGCTGCTCATCAACCACGCCGGCGTCCCGCTGGCGCGGACCACGAACGGCACCCTCGAGCTGACCATCGACGCGCGCGGCCTGCACTACCGTGCTATGCTTGCCGACACCAGCGAAGGGCGCGACCTGTACAAGCTCATCAAGCGCGGCGACATCACGCAGTCGAGCTTCGCCTTCACTATCGATGAGGACGAGTGGAGCAAAGACCGCAGCATGCGGACCATCACCCGCGTAGGCCAGCTGTACGACGTCAGCCCGGTGACGTACCCGGCCTCACCCACCACCACCGTCGCCGCACGCATGGCGGCACGCGGCGTCAACTCCCTGCCGACGGAAGTCGAGGAGCGCGACGAGAAGACCGAAGACCTGCTCGACGACATCATCGAATCGCTCGACGACATCAAGGCGATGATTGACGACTACACCGAGGAGGTCTCCGAAGACATGCCTAACGACATGCCCAACGACATGCCGGACGACAGCCCGGATGACGACCTCGAGGAAAACCAAAGCCGACATATCAATATCTCGGCAAATACTACCTTTGACCTGAAACCCTTTACCCTTCCATACATGAACCTCAACGACATGAAGGCGCTGCGCGCCTCCAAGCTGAACCAGCTGAAGAGCTTGACCGAATCGGCCGAGCTGATGCAGCGGTCATTCAACGAAACCGAAGAGACGGCCGTAGACAACCTGCACACCGAAATCGAGGCTCTCGACGCGAAAATTGAGCGCGCCGAGAAGACCGAGGCGCAGGTATTGCGTGCTGCCTTCTCTGCTGCAACCCCGCAGCCGGAGGTGCTCGAGCAGGAGAAAATCCAGCAGCGCTACTCCATCAGCAAGCTCGTCCGCGAATCGATGACCGGCCGCTTGACCGGCCTCGAGGCGGAGATGAGCCAGCAGGCAGCGTCCGACCTGAAGAACGCAGGCGTAGGCGTCCGCGGCTTGGCCCAGATCCCGGGCTTCATCCTCCGGAACACGTCGACCATCGGCGGCACGAACGTCCCCGGACAGTCCAACACGAACGTCCTCGAGGCGCTCGTCCCCACCCCTATCCTCGAGCAGGCAGGCGCCAACGTCCTGCGCGGCCTCGCTGGAAACATCAACCTGCCATCCCTCAACGACGGCACGGACATCATCAACGAAACGGCTTCGGCAACGGGTGCAGCAGCTATCGCAGCGCGCCAGCTCTCTCCGCAGCGTGTGGCTTCGCGTATCGACATCACCAACGAGTTGCTCGCAGCTATGAACCAAAGCATCGACGCTACGGTTCAGCGCCAATTCGCACGGGCATCTGCTGCGCAGGTGGACGAGATGTTCCTGACCAAGGTCATCGCCGCTGCTGCTTCTACGTTCGTGAAGCGTAACGAAACGGCAGCCGCTAACGTCGCGGGCTTGACCTCGCAGGTGGCATCGGGCCTCATCGGAGCCCTCGGCAACGCCAACGCCTTGACGAACAGCACGGCGTTCATCACGTCGCACGGCTTGCTCGCTACGGCACGCTACACCCCGACGGTTTCCGGTGGCGCTATCCCCATCATGCAGGACAACGCCATCTTTGGCTACCAGGCATACGGCACGTCGCTCGCAGCTGCTGGCCTCATCACGGACGCGTCGTACGACATCTACTCCGAGGTGTACGCCAACACCACGGCATCGACGACTATCAGCAACGAAGCCGACCTCGTTCCGATTGTTATCGCGAACATGGAGAACTGCTACGTGGCATACTGGGGCGGCGGAGCAGCCGACCTCGTTATCGACCCGTACACCTTGGCTGCGACGGGCATCACCCGCCTCATCCTCAACATGTACGCCGACGCCGACTTCGCACACACGGGCGACGTCCGGTTCACGGTGGGCGCGTAATCCTTGCAGAGCTGACACCATAGAGAAGGCCCGGGGCACTCCCCCGGGCTTTCTTACTTTTGACCTATGACTATGCGACACAGCCGCGCGGCGGAACCTACCGACACCAACTTCATCAGCCTCACCAACCTCAAGAACTATCTTCGGGTGGACGGCAACGATGACGACACGACGCTCGGCTTCCTGCTCACCTCAGCGCGCCAGGCGTGCGAGGAATACACGGGCCGCCTGTTCGGTTCGGGCACGGTGACGTTCTACATGGACTCCTTTGAGGACAACCAGTTCCCGGCCGGACCGGTCACGGCCATCTCGTCGGTGCAGTTCTACGACGTGGACAACGTCCTGCAGACACTGTCGACCGCACGCTGGTATGCCGACCTCGTGGGATCGCCCCAGCGCATCGCCTTCGACGCGCCTCCGGCCGTATTCCTTGAGCGCTACAACCAAGTCATCATCAACACGACGGCAGGGCACAGCACCGTGCCCGGCCCTATCCTGCAGGCTATGCGCCTGCTGTGCGGTCACTACTACGAGAACCGGCAACAGGTCATCACTGGCACCATCGCGACCGAGTTACCCATGGGCGTGCAGGCACTGCTGTCCACCTACCGCGTCTACGCATGAGAATCGGCAAGATGGACCGGCGCATCGTCATCGAGCAGCCGACGGTGACCAAAGACGACTGGAACTACGACGTGGTCACGTGGACGACGCTGGCGACCGTATGGGCCGAGAAGCTCGATCGTGGCTCTGGCGAGGTGGTGGAGGTGGACCGCCAGACGGCCCTCACCCGTACGCAGTGGACCATGCGCTACCGTTCGACGGTGAACTCCACCATGCGCATCCTGTACAACAGCCAGTACTACTATATCGTAGGCGTGGAGGAGATTGGGCGCCGCGAAGGTCTGCGCGTCTTTACCGAGCTTCGGAACTGATGGCGGGCTTCAACGTGCGCGTGGATGCGGCCAGCATCAAAGCCATCGAGCAGGCGCTCAAGGAGCTGCCGCTGGAGCTGAAGAGCGGCGCCGTAGCTACGGCCCAAGTGAATGCGGCCTCCGTCATGCGCAACGAGGCCAAACGCCTCGGCAAGCAGCTCGGCGGCTCCGGCTCGTGGTCGAAGTCGCAGCACGTCGTGCGCGGTAACGTCAAGCGCTACTCACCCTATGTGGTGCTGAAGACGGCCAACAAGCGTTTCAGCGTGAGGCCCGTCAGCACGTTCATGGATTCTGCATCGCCTACCACCTTCGCGCCAGTTAAGTACAACCACCTCATCCAAAAGGGAAGCAAGCCCGAAGTCCGCACGGGCGGTATTGGCAAGGCGAGACGTGGCGGAATCATAGGCACGCGGAGCACAGGAAAAGGCGGCTTTATGGTGCGGAATGCAGAAACGGGATACATCCACCGCATCAAGCAGATTAAGCACCCAGGCTTTGCCGGTCACAACATCTATCAAGAGGTGCTGGACAACAAGGGCGACATGGCGGTGGAGCGTTTCAACCGGGACGCCATCAAAATCATAGACCGCTACAAGCGCAAAAAAGGCTTCGCATGATTAACCTCGTCATCGACATCCTCAAGGCAGACGCCAACGTCACGGCCATCACCACCGCCGACCGCATCTACCCGCTGTCTCGGCTCGAAGGTGGGACTATCCCGGCCATCGTGGTGCAGCAAATCAGCACCGACCCTGCCGACACGCACGACAGCACCAGCACGATGGACACGAACACCGTGCAGGTGACCATCATCGAGGACAAGCCCAAAGACGCCAACGCCTTGGCGGTGCTGGTACGTGCCGCGCTCGACGGCTACGGGGGCAATACCATCGCAGAAATCCGTCTGACCAACCAGGCCACCGACGTCTTCGAGGCCATCGACCTGTTTACGCTCACGCAGACGTACGACGTGCGCGTCGTCCGCGACAACGTCACCGTCCCGTCCGCCCTTGCCGACCTCGGCGAGCTGTACCTCGACAACATCTACGACGTTAGCGCCACCAGCCCGGGAGCATACAGTCGCCTCGAATACAACAGCAGCAACTCGACGTGGGCAGCCACCCGCGACCTCAACATCTACGGCGCGATTTACAGCGAACCGAAAATCGTCAATTTGGATGGTGGGGAAACGCTGTCCGTCGCATCCGATGACCACCTGACATTTCTAAACTACAAAACCGCATCCGGCAGCCATACGGCAAACCTGTATTTGCCGGCAGCAGGCAGCAGTTCCGGCCGCGAAATCCGTGTAAAGACAGGATCAAACCTGTCCAACCAAAGGAAGGTGGTGCTGCATCCCAACGCAGGCGACAGCGGCGTGACCATCGACGGCAGCGCAACCGCGACGATGGATCGTGCTTACGACGGCATCACCGTGCACTGCATCGGCGGACAGTGGTACATCACCCAACGCAAGAGCAAATGAAAATCGCCGTACACTTCCCGGTCTACAAGCGGCCGCGTATCCGCAACATCGCCATGGACGCACTCGATCGCGTACGCGGCCAGTTCCTCGAGCATGGCATCGAGATGGAAGTATGCGTCATCGGCGACGACCCCGGCCTTGCGGCAGTATGCAAGAAGCGCAACTACATCCACTACGAGGTAGGCAACCACCCCGTCGGGCGGAAATTCGAGATGGGCCTGCGCTACATGCTCCGGCATATGCAGTTCGACTACCTGATGGAATACTGCTCGGACAACATCCTGCGCAACGACTGGGCAGAGAAGATGGCCAAGGAGCTGAAGGCCGGGCGCCAGTGGGTGGCACACGCCGCCTTCTACATCGTCGACAGCAAGACCGGACAGACACACCTCTTCAGTGGGCGCGGCCAGTCGAACGTCGGACGCTGCACCTCGAGGAAGCTGGTGGAAGCCTGCCAGAAGCACCGAGGCCACTGCTACGAGTACGAGCTGATGAGCGGCCTTGACGCCTGCTTCCGTACCAACATCAGCCGCTGCACCGACCAGCTCACCTTCCTGCTCAAGAGCGAGACGCCGATGATTGTGGACATCAAGAGTGAGGTGAACATCAACAGCTTCCGCGGCTTCGCCAACAAGCCCGACCGCTTCCCTCCCACGGAGGTAGTCGGCGACTTTCCCGAACTTTCCCAACTGAAACCCTTTAACTTTTAAGACATGCCAACCACCGGTAAAATCCGCTCCAACGCGATCGGTATCTTCATCTCCAACGAAAGCGCCGACAGCGGCACCTTCAGCGGCAACACCTACGGCAACAACACTTCCGAGAACGACACCTGGGAGATTGTTGCCTGCGCCACCTCCGGCACCTTCAGCGGCTCCATGGAGGTCATCGACGCGACGACCAAAGACAACGACGGCGAACGCGAAATCCTGACCTCTTCGCTGTCGTGGACCATGACCGCCGACGGTCTTGTCGAGTACGGCTTGAGTGCAACAGTCCGAAGCGCTGCCGACCTCTTCACCCTGTGGAAAGCCAAGACGAAAGTAAAGGTGGCATGGACCACCGGTCTCGACGGCGACCTCATGTACTGGGGCAAGGCGTACATCACCAGCTACGAAGAAACGGCTGGCTTGAACGAAGTGGCCTCTTTCTCTGTTAACTTTGAAGGCGACGGCACGATCTACAAGGCTGTCCTCGACACTTCGAAGGCTGTATTTAACCTGAACACGTAATGGCTAACAAGCTCCAAGGCAAGTTCTCGCTGCAATTGACGGACGACCTCACGGTGGACGTCTGTCTCAACCTCTACGCACTTAACCTCTTCCTCGAAGAGGAAGGCGCACAGCTGGACCAATTGCAGGAACTCTTGGAGCAGAAAGCCCTGGCAAACCTCCCGAAGCTGGTATGGGCGGGAGTCAGGACACAGGCCATCCTTACCGACCGAGAGCTGCCGCTGAACTTCCCCAAGTTCGCGGCGCTCTTCGGTTCGGTCAGCTGGGACGACGTGAGCAGGGACGTGCTCACCGCTTTGCAGCTGGACACAAAAAAAAAGTAAGCGGAGAGAGCGGCAAAGGTGAGCCGTTCGACATGAGGTCCTTGTACGTCGCTTGGCTTGAGCGCGGCAAGGACCCTTCTATTTTCTGGAGCAGTACCTTCGGAGAGGTAATGATTATTCTGCGCTCCTATGAATTCAGAGACGAGCTCCAGTGGATGCACACCAGTGCCGTCATGGCAATGCTGGCGAATATCCACCGAGCAAAGAATTCACGCGCATACGAGTGGTCGGACTTCAATCCTTACGCATCGTCTCGCAAGAAGTCAGCCTCGCCCAAGATCACGGCCAAGCACACCCAGCTCTTCGACAAGATGAGCCAAGCACTCAACAGGAAAGATGGCTAAAGACGCAATCCTCAATATCATATTTGGCGCCAACACCAAAGAGCTGGACAAAGCTCTTGACGGCGCCACGAAACGACTGCGCGATACGGCAGGCAGGATGAACGACCTGGGCAAGTCCTTATCCATCGGACTCACCGCACCCATCGCCGCATTCGGAGCCATCGCCACAAAGAATGCGGTGGACAGTGCCAAGGCCATCGCACAGGTAGAGGCCGCCGTCCAGTCGACGGGTGGTGCTGCCGGGCGGAGCGTGGCACAGCTGGAAGAGATGGCCGCCGGACTGCAGCGTATCAGCCTGTACGACGACGACCAAATCCTCAAGGAGGTCACGGCCAACCTCCTCACCTTCACCAACGTCACCGGCACCGAGTTCGACAAGGCGCAGGTGGCCATCCTCAACCTGTCGACCCGTTTGGGCACGGACCTGACGAGCGCGTCAGTGCAGGTAGGCAAGGCTTTAAACGACCCAATCAAAGGCGTCAAAGCATTGGGCCGCGCCGGGGTGCAGTTCACCGCAGAACAGAAAGCGCAAATCGAAGCTCTGCAGGAATCGGGGGACGTAGCTGGTGCGCAGACCATCATCCTGCAAGAGCTGGAAACGCAGTTCGGCGGAGCAGCGGAGGCAGCGGCCAACGTCGACCCCTACACGCAGCTCGCCAACGAGGTAGGCAACCTGTCCGAGGACTTTGGCGCTATCATCAACGACGCGCTCAAGCCGTTTGTCGGTTTCGTCCGTCAGGTGGTGGATAGCATCAAAGGATGGAGCGACGAGACCAAGACCACAGTGCTCGTCATCGGCGGCCTGCTCGCCGTACTCGGCCCCACGCTGATTGCAGTCGCCGGTCTCATCAACGCCTACACCACTATCAAGGGCGCGCTCCTGGCGGCCAAGACGGCGCAGCTCGGCCTGAACCTTTCCATCCTCGCCAACCCCTACGTCGCTGCCGCCGCTGCTGTGGGCGTGCTGGTGGGTGCCATGGTCCTCTACAAGAGCGAGACGGACAAGGCGCGCAAAGCCAAGGAAGATTTCGATCGCACGATAGCAGGCAAGCAAGGCCGCGAAGCCTTGCAGCTCATCGACCAAGAGCTGGCAAATGCCAACGCGCAATGGCGCGAAAACTACCGGCTCGTCCAAGCGAACGCGCAGGCAGTGGCATCATGGGCGGCTGCAGGTAAGGATGTGCCGCAAGATGTCCAACGCAGTGCAGATGCTCTGAACTCTTTAGACAAGCAGCTACGCGACAACATCGCAAGCCTGACCCGGCAACGGCAGGCGGCTATACAGCAGCAGCTGCAAGGGCAGAAGGACGCGGCCACCCTACAGGCGAACACGAGCGCACAAGAAGATAACACGGTGGCCGTTGGCAGCAACGTCACCGCACGCGAAAAAGCATACGAGGCATTTAAGCGGACAACCGCTGCCTACATGGCAGAGCAGCAGGCGCTGGAAGACCTGAACGAGGAGATGGCTAACACGGCCCTGACGCTCGCCGACCTTGGCGAAGGGCCGTCGGTGGCGGAGGCTATCCTGGGAAAGACACCCGCTGGTGAGTCACCGATGAACTTGATGGAGCTGGAGCTGCCGGAGGAGTTCATACCGGAAGAGGCTATCGAAGGAGCGGAGCGCATGGTGGACGCTTACAACAGAGCACGAGACGCCGCGCAGAGTTTTGGCGCAGCTGTAGAGCAGGCTATCGAACAGGCTGCGGAAAGCATGACTATCAACTTCTCCAAGATGCTGGGGCAAACCCTCGCAACGGGAAAAGGCATGGAAGGCTTGGGGCGCATGGTGCTCAACACGTTGGCCGACCTCGCCGTACAAGTTGGAGAGATTGCCATTGGCGTGGGTATCACAATCAAAGGCATACGCAAGTCGCTCGAAAGCCTCAACCCTGCAGTCGCTCTTATCGCAGGTATCGCTCTGGTGGCTTTGGGAACGTACGCAAAAACAGCCTTACAGAGCGCCGGAGGAGGCAGCGTACCTGCCTTTGCGCAGGGAGGATTAACTACCGGTCCCATGTTAGCTATGGTCGGAGATAACCAGTCAGGCAAAGAGGCTATCATCCCGTTTGAGCGCATGGGGGAGTTCCTGCAGATGGCAGGAGCCGGGCAGAGCAACGCCAACGTAACCGTCACTGGGAGATTACAGGGGCGCGACTTGGTCATCAGCAATGAGCGCACCACGTTCAACCGTAACCGCACCAAATACTAATGGCCATCCGTCTGCAGTCCGAATTCAGCGACAACCTGGGACTGACGTACCAGGTGAACATCCACGACGACACCTACACGGGGGCCATCATTCCCTTCACGATAGGTGGAGACGGCTTTGTGCTGAATTATGAAGGGAACGTCGAGACAAGGTACGAGCCTATCATCGGCAGCTTTCTCGAGTTCACGTTGATTGAGCAGAACAGTGACCACAGCGACTTTCTTACCGACTTAATCCTAAGCCCCGAAGGGCGCTACTTGGTGAGTGTTAGGTACGATCCAGACGGTGTAGACACGATGTACTGGGGCGGCGTCATACTCGCCGAGCAGCTTTTGCTCGCAGACCAAGCGTATCCTATCGAGAACCGCATCCGAGCGACGGACGACTTGGCAAACCTCAAGGACATCCTCTACAACGACAACGGCTTGCCATACACCAATGCGGGATTCGGTTTTACCTTTATTAAGCACCTCACCCTGGCGCTGTCCAAGCTGCGTACCACTTCGCTATGGGCAAATGACACGCCGTTCCTGCGGGCTGTGGCAAGCTACACGCCTGGCAACATCACAACGGGGGACTACTACAGCAACTTGCGTGTGACGCATGCAACCTTCTACAATTACGAGGAGGAGACGGACCAGAAAAACTACTATGACACTGCCTTTGTCCTGGCACAATTTGCTATCAGCCTGGGGGCGCGCATCTATCAGGCCAACGGCACATTCTGGTTTACGCCTGTAGGCAAACAGGTGGCAAGTGCTACGCTTTCCGCCTTGGCATACGACAAGCAGGGCGACTATTTGAGTGCTTCAAACGTCAGCACGAACATCGACATCGGCGTCGGTATCAAAAAGCTGCGAGGCTGGCAGTACGGGTATCAGCTCCCGCTCAAGAAAGTGCGGCGCTTATTTGAGCATAACAACGCAGGTCCGGCGTTCGTTGCCAGCTATGCACCAGCCGACCACGGCACGACGACCGTGGTGCTCAATGAATTCGACTATGCCAACGGCCAAGTATTTCGGCTGCTGCTGCATAACGTGTGGAATGAAGACAGTGACTACCCTGGGGAAAACAACTACCATTTCCAACGCCGCATCAAGCTCAAAGTCAAATGTGGCAACCGGTATTTAACAAACACGGTTACAAATACAGCGGCCACCGCCTACCTCCCACCATTCGGGCAGGCAATTCCTTACACGTACCCATCTCCGCAAACTGCGTCTTGGACCACCAACGCTGCCGACAGGTTTACGATTAGCGGTGCGCCACAGAACCCGGCTACCGACAACATAGGCGATGCGCAATTCTTCCAGCTCGACCTCCCGCCGCTGCCTGCCGACCTTTCCGGCCTTGAGGTTACCGTCTATTTTGATGTGCTGGAACTTGACGCCGGGGTGAATACCGACCAAACCAACGCAGCTCAACCCACCACCTACGTCATCCTACAGTACAGCGGAGAAGCAGAGGACGCCGTGGCATACAGCGCAACGAGCGCAAACTCAAATACTGCTGTCCTCGAGCAGGAGCGCGTCATCCTCGGGGACGCATTTGAAACCATTGCAATAGGACGCATAGAAGTAAAGACAGGCAGCACCACGTGGGACGATCCGACGACATGGACCAGCTCCGTCGTCACCACAGGCACGCAGGATTTGCATGAGTTAGGGGTGCGCGAAATTCTCTTCGGGCAAAATACACCACGCCTTCGGCAGAGCGGACAAGCGTATCTGCCGGTCGAGCTAACGGTGCCACAGATGTACAGCACCTTCACCTACGACGGCCGCAGGTATGCGCCGTACACACTGAACTACTACGCGAAGGAGCGACTGCAAGACCTTGAGCTTTACGAGCTGCACGCGGCGGACGGCAGCATCACTGTCGCGGTAGATGAGCGTATCCGTAAAGGTCCAAGGTTCCAAAACCTCACCAGCGACGGCGGCGGCAAATCACTACAGGCGCAAATCAGCAGCAACCTGCAAGGGGCAAGCCTGTCGTCTGACATCAATGTCGCTTCCGAGGACGCGGAACTGTTTACCATATTTTTACCTATCTCCTTCGACAAGCTCCGATAATGGCGAACAACTTCAAGGTCAAGAACTTCAGCAACAGCACTACGAATACGTCGCAGGCGCTCTTCACCGCGTCCGCCTCGACCACGCTGGTCAAGTCCATCATCGTGAACTGCGACAAGGCCACGCCCAACGCTACGGCCACGCTGAAGCTGAAGAAGAGCGGCGGCGCGGAGGAGCTCATCAAGCGAGTGACAGTAACGAGCCAGGACGTCAGCACGGAGCTGCTGTACGACGTGCTGCCGCTCGAGGCGGGAGACGCCCTTTACGCGACCAGCAGCGACACCGACCTCAACTTCATGATGTCGTGGGTGGAAAACACGACTGGTGTTATTGGTGCCTCTTTAGATGCCCTGAGCGACGTCGACACCACCGGCGTGGCGAACGGCGACGTGCTGACCTACAACAGCACGAGCGGCAACTGGGAGGCAGAAGCTCCGGCAGCAGCTGGCGACATCTTTAAGACCATCGCAGTAGCTGGACAGTCGAGCATTGTGGCAGACAGCAGCACCGACACCCTGACCATTACAGCTGGCACCGGGATCACCCTGACAACCAACGCGACCACCGACACCCTGACCATCACCAACAGCGCAACGGGTGCCAACGCCTTTGGCAGCGTGGCGGTAGCTGGGCAGACAACGGTGGAAGCGGACTCTACAGGGGACACTCTTACCCTCGTTGCAGGAACGGGGGTAACAATTACCACTAACGCGACGACGGACACGGTCACAATCACGAACAGCGTGACGGCGCCTAACACCTTCGGCACTATCGCCGTAGCTACGCAGTCGAACGTCGTGGCAGACAGCACCACAGACACGCTGACACTTGCAGCAGCCGGTGGCATGACCATCACCACCAACGCCACCACCGACACCATCACGCTCGACAGCGCGCGGCTCGATGACGACGACGTCACGCTATCCGCAGTTAGGGAAATTGATTTGAACGGCGAGAACCTGAATATCGTCAACGGCGTCTATGAGATATTGATAATTGAGTCGGATGGAGTAAGGCAAGCGAACACTGTTATTGCGGATTATGCAGGCATCACGGGCGGCAGGATTACACTGGCGGAAGCCACTGTAAACGGCGGCAATTCAATCGCAATTCAAGCACCGGCCTCACTTGCAGTTACAACCACATATACGCTCCCTTCTGCCGATGGCACGAGCGCACAGGTTCTGCAGACCAACGGCTCCGGCACGCTGTCTTTCGTTTCGCTCATGACCACAGCGGCCACCGCTTCCGTAGGTGCCTACCTTGAGCTCAAGGAGGCAGCCAACAACGGGACCAACTACATACGGCTGCAAGCTCCGGCCACCCTCGCCGCGGACAAGACGTACACGCTGCCAGCGACCGACGGCAGCAACGGCGACCGACTGACGACGGACGGCAGCGGAACGCTTTCATGGTCCGCTGTGACCACCGGGGCCAGCTACAGCATCGTGCGTACCCAGTCCGGCACGACGTACACCCTCGTTCTCGGAGATGCAGGCGACTACATCCAAACCACCAGCAGCACAGCGGTGACTATCACCGTGCCCACTCAAGCCTCGGTCACGTGGGCTGCAGACACGGAGATCTACTTCGAGCAGAACAACACCGGTCAAATTACATTCGTTGGTGCCAGCGGCGTGACCATAAACAGCAGCGAAACACTGAAGACCGCGGCGCGTTACGCTGTAGTGGCTCTTAAACGGGTGGCCTCTGATACATGGACCCTCACCGGAGAACGTGAACTGATATGATGTTCCTAAAGGCAGTGAGCGCGGCAAAGACACCGGGCATCGTTACGAGTAGCCTGTCGCTGTACCTGTCGGCACACAACCCGAACAGTTACGGAGGTACGGGCAGCACATGGACCGACCTGTCGACGAACGCTAACAATGCGACATTGTACAACACTCCTACCTACAGCACAGACAACGGAGGCGTATTTGATTTAGACGGGGTGAACGATTATGCCGAAGATTCGAGCACCACGGGCACGCCGTTCGGCTTTGGGACTGGTGCATTTACATGGGAGGTATGGGTAAAATACGACAGCATCAGCACCGGTCCATCAATTTTGGACCCGCGCCGTATTACGTCACCAACAACGAGTGAATCCCTCACTGACTACATTACTTCCGGAGGGAATTTGAGATTTTACAGAAATACGTCTGACGTCTTTTCGAGCACGTCAAACCTATCGACCGGAAACTGGTATCACATTGTGTTAAGCAGAACGAGCACCGCAAGCAATCAGACGCGGCTATACATCAACAACTCGCTGGATAAAACCGCCACCTTGAGTTCATCTTTTACTGACAGAGGACGCTACTACGTAGGCCGTATCATTAACGAGCCCGGCGTATATCTTGACGGCAAAGTGGCTCAAATCAGAATCTACAAAGGCAAAGGCCTGACCGCAGCAGAAGTAAAGCAGAACTACAACGCACACCGCCGACTCTATGGACTCTGAAAGATTCTACCGCGTAGTAAGCCGCGAGGTATTTGAGCGGATCCCGTTTGATGGACTTATGGGCACTGCCCAAACCCAGCGGGCGAGAATAGATGGACAGTATTACATAGTAGAACGCGCCCCAAACTTTGACGTAAACGACCGCTGGATAAGCTATGAAGAGGCTCTCAACTTGGTAGCACAACCTGACTGGACTGACCCCAACCCATTCCCACAACATGGCGAAGGCTAAAGCACAGGCCCAACCCGTCCGCATCAATCGGCAGGTGAGCAGGCCCGGCGTACACGCCAAGACAAAGCAGCGCACGCACAAGCGCGGGAAGAACTGGCGCAAGCCATACCGCGGCCAAGGCAGGTAATTCGCTTGCAGTATATTCGCCGTCATGGGCATCGATACTGTCATCTCACTATTTGCGGTCCTTGGCGCCGTGGCCGGCATCTACGTCAAGATGAGCAACGACGTCGCACGGCTGAAGTCCCGAGTGATACAGCTGGAGCTGAATGACAACGACACACGCAAGCAGCTCCGGGAGATAGTTGACAGCATCCATAAAATTGAGCTCACGCTCGCGCAGCTGTTGGCTCGCCTCGAGCGTTGAACTGGTACACCCACCGCATGAGATACTTCCAACTGTCCGAGTTCGACAGCCCCGATGCGCCCGGCTCCGGCGCGAAGATGGACAAGGAGTTCCTGGCTATGATTGACGAGGCCCGCCACCTCGCCGGGGTTCCCTTCAAAATTAACAGCGGGTACCGCACCCAGGCCCACCACAACAGCCTCGCAAAGAAGGGCTACAAGACGGCCAAGAACAGCGCGCACCTGCGCGGCTTCGCAGCGGACATCCACTGCCCCGACAGCTCCCAACGCTACGCCATCCTCGCAGCCTGCATCAAAGCAGGCTTCAACCGCATCGGCGTGGCCAACACCTTCATCCATGTCGACAACGACCCCAGCCTCCCTGAAGACGTCATCTGGACATACTAAGCTCAAGCAGCACGGGCCGACGACATGGTCCACCAGCTACGTGCGAAGCACCAACGAGCCCGCACGATTCCTGCTCCTGTCAGACGTCCACTTCGACAGCGTCAAGTGCGACCGCGACAGGCTGAAGCGGCACCTCGACGAGGCCGTGGCAAGAGATGCCGCGGTCTTTTGTTTTGGGGACTGGTTCGACCTCATGCAGGGCATGTACGATCCACGGCGCAGCTACGCCGGACTGCGACCAGAGTACAAGTCCATCACCTACCTCGACGACGTCATCAACGACAGCATCGAATTCCTCCAGCCCTACGCCGACAGGTGGCTGTTCATGGGACGCGGCAACCACGAGACCAACATCGAGAAGCGCCTGAGCACCTCACCCATCGACCGGCTGTGCCAAGGCATGGGCGGCATAGTTTCGCCTGGTAGCTATAGCGGGTGGATCAAGGTGCAGCTCACGCGCAACATCAAGATGAACCTGATGCCGATGCTCATGCACTTTCACCACGGGTACGGAGGCAACGCGCCGAGGAGCAAGGGCGTGCTGAACGTCGACCTGGACCAGAAGGAATGGCCGGACGCGGACGTCATCGTCAGCGGACACACCCACCAGAAGTGGCACGTGCCGATGACAGTGGAGCGCATCGCGCAGAACATGAGCCTGCGCGAGGAGACCGTACACCATGTGAAGCTGGGCAGCTACAAGATGCTCGACCGTTTTGCAGGATGGGAGGTAGAGAAAGGCTTTGCACAGCCACGCTTGGGCGGGTGGTGGATGGATGCATGCGTCCAGCGCATCTACAAGGGCGAAAAAGAGCAAGCCAAGGTTGTGACTACCTTCACCGAAGCACACTAACCAACACTGAACCATGTGGGACTTCCTTATCGAAAACTGGGCGGAACTCACGCTGGCCCTGCTCTCTCTTCTGGGAACGTTGACAGCTCTGACGGAGAGCGAAGCGGACGACAGCTGGGTAGACGTCGTGAAGCGCGTCGTGAACGCAATCGTACTGGGCAAGCCGAAGAAGTGAAGCCTGGCCTTGACTTCGCTTCGCTATTCGGCAAGCTGAACCTCGACATCACTGAGGTCTTTAAGACGAAAGGTGACCTCAAGCGGTGGTCGGCAAAGCGCACCATCGGTGGCGTCATCGCCCTGACCGCCTGCAATGACATCATAGCCCACGGCATGAGCTGGCCAGCCGTTGCACTTTGCGCGGTCGCTGTGACGCCGTTGTGCCTATCTTTCGCGGAGTAGTACGCACAGTTCGTACTGGCTGATTTGTTTGATCTGGTTGGCCCTGCCCCTAACGAGGGGTGGGGCTTTCTTGTTTGTACCTCTCATGTAAAAATGTTTGCAGAAAATTTGCAGGGGGTGAGGAAGGTGCCATATGTTTGTGGGGTCAAACAAACACACACGGCCATGACCACCTACCAAACCGCTCAAATTCAGCAAGTTGCCTCTAAATTCAGTGTGGAATACGCTAATTGCGGCCTCTCTTACATCAGCGGCTACGTCTGCGAAGGCCGCACATTTGAGACGCAAGCGATTGCGTGGTTCGGTAACTGGGTAGTTTGCTTCGAAGAAGTTAATGGCGCGTGGTTGCCCATCAAAGCAAGCAACGGCGACACCGGCACGACCTACACGAACCCGTGGACGTGGTTTGAGAAGAAGATGGCCAAGTTGGCCAAGTGATCCTGACACATCAAACCCAAACAAACACATGAAAGATTACTTGGATATTCCAATCTCCGAGATGGAGGTAGAAGACGTGACTTTCGAAGTTGAATTCGAAGGGTGGACAGACAAGAGCGGACCTGGACCGGACGAGAGCCACATCGACATCCACAAGGTCACCCTGTGGTGCGGCAAGTTGAACATCGACGTGACCGAGGTGATGCAGTGCAGCGACGATCTGCGCAATCAAATTGAGGCCTACCTCGACTTTACCTATGGCTACTGATGGCACGCAACCACTACACCGTCGAAGGCCCGCGCATCGCATCCACGTCGATGCCGGAGCGGGCGCCTGAGAGCTTTAACGCCTGGCAGGAAGAGCTGCAATGGGAGCGCGACCTCGAGCGCATCCTCGAGGACTTCAAGTACCAGCTGCGCGAGAAGCTGCGCACGGCGTACTACAACAACACGAGGTCACAATCTGTGATGTCAAGTGACCAACAGCGTATTCAACAGTCATGAGCAAGTTCAAATACGGCGAGCGGGTGGAAGTGCGGGACGACGATGACCAGGACTGGGTAGAAGCCACCTTTGTGCGGAAGGTTGTAGACATCACGTATTGGACACAGGAGCCGGACAGCCCGGCGTGTGGCTGGGAGCAAATCCGCAAGATTGACCCGAACAAGAATGACGAATGAAACGCAGGACACAAACAATCGAAAGTTGCACGCATTGCGGAAAGGTGTTTGAAGATGGTGAGGATTATTGGGATGCTGACCGTGGAGATTGCTACTGTGACGAGAATAAATGCGGCTGGGAAGAAGAGTACTATAATGATTGACCCGGACAAGAAATGAGAACAGCACTACAGGTGCTTATCGACTACATCAGCGACGAGCTGGAGCACAACCGCAAGCTGCTCGAGGAGTTCCCACACGTCGCCAACGTGCTCCTGCGTGCCGAAGAGCTGCTGCCGTACGAGCAGCGACAGCTGGCGGCAAATCCCATCACTAACACCCAAACCACACCCACAATGTCGGATATCGATTTCACAACCTGGAAGCACTGGAAAGAGTTGCCTACACAGGAAACATGGTGCCTCATCGCTTACCGCTGGAAAGCCGTCGGAGACCCTTCGCGCATCCGGTACCAGGTTGATCGCACCATCCAAGGTGAGCCTCGCTGGTGGGGCACTGACCCGCTCCGCGGACCATTCGAGATTCTCGGATGGAAACCTTTTGACCCCATCTCCGTACAGGAGGCTATCAACCTTGAAACCATCAAGCAATGACACCGGAAACAATCCAAGCCATGCGCGACCTGCGCGCAGAACTGCAAGGCGTAGACAACGCCATCAAAGCCCTCAATCCGCAGCTGTCCCTCGGCATCGCCATGGCACTCACCCTCATCGACCGACGCATCCATGGGCCAGCCAGTTGAGGAGTTCCGGAAGCTGGCAGCGGCCTACAACATGGCGCCGCACCATTTCCACAAAGACAAGCGAGGCTTCATCATCGTGACCCGGCAGGGCATCGACTACCTCCAGGCCCACCTCGGCATCGTGGTGATTTTCGAGACGGTGCTGGAGTGGTCAGACCCGGAGGCCGGCCGGTACGTCATCAAAGCCACTGGCACGATGGCACGCAAGGACGGCAGCCCGCACGTCATCTCCAGCTTTGGCGAGACGAGCAAGGCGAACAACACCAACCCCTACCCCGTGGCCATGTGCGAGAAGCGCGCGCTGTCGCGGGTGGTGCTTAAGCTGGTGGGCATGTACGAACTGGGCGCGGTAGGTGAGGACGAGCTATGATAACCGAGCTGCACGCGATATGGGCATGGATTGTAGGCATCATCGTGCTCGGTTATTTGTTGGTAAACAACCTTGACTTGCGCTGGAGATTAGCAAAAGCAAACGCACGCATCCGCGTCCTTGAAAGCAAGCTGTGGACCACCGACGTCGAGGCTATCCTGGACGAAATCCTGGGCGATCCCAATGAGCGAGCTTGACGACTTCTTCGACGAGGCAGAGCTGGACAGCACCACGCTCATCGAGGTGCGACGCGTTCGCCTCGAGTCACTTATGCTGTGCACGGTCCTGTGGGATGACGAGGCAACCCTCGACGCCATCATGTACGGGCCGATGGACGACCAGACCTACCACCACCTCAACCTGCGCCTCTTGGCGCACCTCGACCGGCCCGATTCCCGCGGCCGATGGACACAGACCCAAATGGCACGTTTTATCAAATCCTTTATTAATGAAAGTAACTATTAACGGCACCGTAAAGGCGGTGCAAGAGCCCAAGACCTTCGCCTCTGGATTCACAGTATGC